GCGTTGGTGTAAATGATGATAGTAGAAAAAATATACACATACTAATGAATGAATGTAAAGTAGTCTGTTCTAATTGTTGGATAAAACTCGACAACGATCTAATTGAATTTCTTTAATTATTTTTGATCTTTCTTCATCTGTGTATATTACCCAATCACTAATTTGTCTATCTGTTCTAAAACATCCTATACAAACTTTGTTTATAATTTTACATACTTTTGTACAGGGGGATTCTATATCACTCCAATCTATTCTTTCTTTACGACCACGCCTTACCAATTGGTATAACCGTCATGTCTGACAATAGGACTCCATCTTGTACCATATTCATCAACAGCTTCACCAATATTTTCATCCTCTAAACCATTAATCATAAATCCAAATGGTGCCATGTCTTGTTCTAACTGATCTTGGTTTTCCCTATACATCTGTTCTCTAATATCATTGTTTGTAAGTTCTTTAAAATATGTTTGATCTGTACACCAACCAAAAATAAACAAACAAGCAACCATATCATCATTACATCCAGAATCAGCTTCGAATGAAGACCCCTTAACAATAAAGGTTGACAATTCATTAATTGTATCAAAGTCTTCGACAATAAGTTTATTATCTTCTATCATCTGTTTTAAATTAGAACAACCAATCTTTTTAACAGCTTTAGTTGTTCGTACACCTAACTGAGCTCTACCACCAGAAAATCCACCCCCTAATACTTGACCAGCTCTTCCACGCATTGATGCCATAATCATGTTATCATATTCCATATCAAATTGCATAGCGTTAGCTACTTGTTCTCCAATATCATTTACTTCTATAAGAACAAATGCTTGGTTGTAGGCTCTTGCTACTTGATATATTTTTTGTGGAAATAAAAGAGGTTTGATTTCGTTGTCTCTATACTTTGCAACCATTCGATATGGTACTTGGGTAACATCGAACACAATGTACGCTGAGTAGTCATTAGAAGTCCCCCTAGCCACATCAGCAGTCAAAAGGTATGTATTGCCCTCCTTTGGTTGTTCATAAACATCAAGTCCAGCATTTGACTGTAATGGTTTCCTATATGTAAGTCTTCTCAGTGTTGACGGTGAAATGAGTGTATCTATCGAACCAAGAAATTCACATTCAAACTCTGTATTGAATTGTTGTTCACTTGTATTAGCAATGGTTTCTTTTTTCCATTTTTCATCACGGCCAGGAACTTCACTCCAATGAACCTCAATGGGAACATAACTATTTCTTTCTTCTTCTGCTTCTGTCCAAATCTTATAGAACATATTCATACCATGTGGTGTAGAAACAATCATCACCTTTGTAGATTTACCCGAACTTATTGTAGGATAAACTGAACTAAAGAATTGTTCTGCAACATTACTTGGAACGTAGGCGAACTCATCCAAAAATATGATATTGTATGAACCCCCACGAACAGCACTAGCAGAAGTAGACGAAGCCAAAATTTTCGATCCATTTTCAAGTTCTAAACTTCCTTTGTTCCATGACATAACTCCTTGTTGTAACCAATGTGGTAAGTGTTCATATGCAAGTTGTAGTCTACTCAACAAATCTCTTGCAGTTGCAGCCTTGTTTGCAAGAATAGCAATATTAACACTAGGATTAAATAAAGCATAGTGTAATAGATATGATACCATAACAGTAGACTTACCAGACTGTCTTGGTAATTTGCAAATAGTAAAACGATTATTATGAAATGTACCAACCATTTCTTTTTGAAAGGGGTACATTTTAAACGGAACCAAACCTTCATCCAAAGAAATAATTTTTACATAATTTTGAATAAAATACAGTGGGTCTTCCGCACACTTTGAATATTCTAAAAGTTCTTCTTTAGTCCATTCTTGTTGTACGTTAGCCTTTTTAAGATTTGGATTACCTAGATAGGTAGTCTCAGCCATCAGATTTACCTTTTAACATTTTTTGTAGTTCTGCAGTAGAACCGACAAATAAAGCATTAGTGACATTCTTTGGTGCATTACTTGGGACTTCTTTGAGTCTCTTCATCTTTTCCTGTAATTCAACTAGTTTATCTGTAACATCTGCAACCTGTTTAATACCATTAAGTGCAACTTCATATGCTCGTGGATGTTCGCCCTCTTTGGCAAGTTCTAAAATACCATCAATTGCATCCTGACCACGTTCAATTAGATTATAAAGGTTTTCTCTTTGATACTTATAATCATTACCAATATCATCTTCTGTTATAGACGGTTGAGAAATTTTTCTTGGAATAGTTACTGCAGTTTCAGCAAATGCCTTTTCTACAGGATTTACTATTCCAAGAGCCTCATTTATTATATTGTCAGCAGAGGTCATTTTCTAACATCAGTTCCACTTACTGGATCATAGGTTTTAGCATCCTCAAAGAAAGAAGAGGTTTCACTAAATCCAAAATCATCGTCAGCATCAGCTGTGCCTGGAGTTGGTGTAACAGTATATCTTTGTTCTCTTGTAGGTGAAACATCTGGTAGGTTTGCATACTGGTCAACTTGAACCGTTTTAATAACCTTACTAGAAGTAACAGGACCATATAAGAAAAACTTTGCAGTGAATGACATGGTGTATATAATTGCCCGTCTTGCTTCAAAATCTCCTTGATAACTATCCTCGTATGAAACATCAGTAAGAACCATAGGTACATCCTTTTTAATTCCCATATCCGTCATATCTTTAATTGTCAAAGTATAATCGGGTTGAAAGTAAGGAAGAATTTGTTCTACAATTTGTAAAGCATCATCAGAGTTTTTTGCCATAGCATATAAAGTAATATTCATGTTATATGGAACTGGCATAAATTGAGTATCTAATTTGTTTGAATCTGTACTGGAAGATTTTACTTTTTTAAATTTTTGTACACGATTCATTTTACGAATAGGATCATAAGTAAGACTACCAATCTCAAAACCAAGTCTGGGTAAAGTAATTGCTGTTGCACCTGTCGCAGATGGGTCTTGATCAAGTCTAGTTAAAAACTTTTGTTTTGGACCATAAGCCAATGGAACTTTCATACTTTGTATTACAGCTCCACTATTATTTTTACGAACTATTTGTATGTCATTGAACATTGTTCCAAATGCTACAATTACATTCCTAATTGATTCGTGGTAAAATTGTTGACCTAACATTATATTTAACTCCCTACATCACCAAATGGATTTGTTTCTGAAAAATCTAAAACATTATTATCAAGATCATCGAATAATTCATTTTGTGTCGTTTTATCTATTTCTGCGTCACCTATTATATAGTCTTCTGAAATTAGGTACTGTAACTCTCCTGTATCTGCAGCATTTTCTAACAGAATACTTTCACCTACAGAAGTATTATCATCTTCAGCAATTAAATTATCTGCAGAAGAATTGTTAGACACTGCTATAGAAGAGTTTTCAGTTAATAGTGAACCAGTTGCACCACTATTTCCTTCTAATAAAATTCTATTATCGTCTTCAAGTGAAACTCTAATGAAGTTAAGATCAGTACCATCTAGAAGCACTAATCCACTATCTAAGAAAAATTCTAGTGATATATCTTCATTTACTGTAGATGACTGTTCTAATGTAAATTGGAACTGTGAAGTGTCTTGAGTCAGTTCACTCTCTATAGCATCAATTGTAATAATACCTGTATCAATTATTTCGCCAGAGTATTCATATTGCTTACATCTTAACTTGTATACTGGATTATTATCTAATTGGTAGAATGGTTCGTCATGGTCTACAAAACTAATTTCAAACATTTTTTCAATCACTGGATGGTAAACTAAATCACCTTCAAGTGGTCTATCTGCATCAGTTGTTGCTGTGTCCATAATGACATAAAAATTATCACCATCTACAGTTGTCAGTATTGATGAATTATTATCTTGACTTACACTACCAGGCTCAAGTAAGATAGAACCACCAGTGGTATCTGTCCCATCCTCCAGTGTTATCTGACTATCCATCTCTTGAAAGCGTTCTTTAGAAACTACAAAGGTAATCTCATTTCGGTTCTCTAAACCAAACTGATTTAT